ACGACATCGTCGGTCACTGTTGCCACCACTGGAATCGCCTCGTCGATCAGCCCTGGCGCATCATGTCCATCGGCCTGCGCAACTGGGCGCATGGGTTCTGATCCGTGGGAGTTGGTATTATCTGAAAAGCGATTTCGCCCGCGTGCCGCTACCCGGCAGCGCAGCGCTGTTCGAGGCGCTGGTCCCGATCGGCACCGATCTCGTCGCCACCCATCTGCTCGATGCCGAACATCGCTTCGGCCCCGAGAGACTGCCGATCTTCGCCGACCCCAAGGGCATCCGCCTCGCCGGCAGCGGCGAAGCCCGCGTCTCTCAGGCCCCGACCTTCCAGGCCGGCCGCGTCTACATCAGCGGCACGCGCTGGTTCGAGACCGTCCCCGAAATCGCCTGGAACTGCCACATCGGCGGCTATCAACCCGCCCAGAAGTGGCTGAAGGATCGCGCCGCAAAGGGCGGCAAGAAAGCCAGCCCAGGCCGAGTCCTCACCGACGAAGACATCCTCCACTACCGCCGCATCATCCTGGCGCTCACCCGCACCACCGAACTGATGCCGAAGATCGACAAGATCATCGGCGAGCACGGCGGCTGGCCGGGTGCGTTCCGGGGGATGGCGAATGAGGTTGGCGCCAAGGCAGAGGCGGCAGACTGAAGGTTTTCATCAGCAATTTCGGCAAGTGGGCTGCTGGAGGTTTGTTGGACACCGTGTTTAGCCTGCCTCACCAAAGCCTTTAACTCTACAGGGCTTTCAGGCGCCAGCAGCGTCAGTTTTATGGCCGGCCCCCCGTCATGGCGAAAAGGCGCATCACCTGGTCCACCAGCGACGTTGTGCGCGCATCGATCTTATCAACGCTCCACGCCTCGGCCGTTGCCAGTTCGGCGTTCAGCCTGAGTCCGTTCTTGTAACCCACTTCGCGGCCCTTGCTATCGGTGCGGTCGCGCTTGCCTTCAAAGCTCTTGTTGCCCAGCGCGCTGTTGAAGCCCGAGATCGTCAGATTCCCCAGCTTGTGTACATGGGTCTCCTGAATGGCCTTGGCCTCCTTCTCGTCTCCGCCCGCGATCATGGCCACCCAAGACGCAGGAATGTTGTCACCCTGCGGGAAGATGTGTTCGATGGTCCACACGAAGAGCTTGCCTTCGTACTTCCATAGATCGACCCAGGTCTCCTTTGTCATGCTCTGCTCGGCCAAGGCGCACAGCACAAACCGGGTGACTCCCGCATTTTCCTCGTAGATGGCGCCTTCCAGCTTGCTGCGGAAGGTCTCATCGCTGGCCGATACCGCTAGCAATTGGTCTCGGATGGCCGTCACCACAGCATCGCCCGAAAGTTCCGCCACCTTGTCGATGGCGGCCATGAAAAAGCGCGTCAGGTCGCGGGTGGGCGGTGTGTCAGTGAGGTTGCGTCGAACGAAGAAGCACACCAGCAGCTGCGCGATATTTTCCAGATGCACCACGTTTATGGCCAGCGCATCACGCCGTACCAGCAGGTACAGCATCAACAGGTAGCAGGGAGCGCCCTGAATTCGGTCTAGATCTTTAAGCGGCTTGTCCAGCGGCGCCCAGGCCTCGTCTGAGTTCCGGGCAAGCATCAGTGCATACAGCTGGCCAGCGGCACGAATAGCCTGCAGGTGCTCCTTGGCGTCTTGGTTGATCAGCTTCTCGTAAATCTGGATCAGGTTGGACCGTGAGGCCACTGGGCCCAGCGGGTCCCTCTTTTTGTCCTCGCCCTTGCGGAACGGCTCGTTCAGCGGGTCTTTAAATGCGTTGTAGTAGTGCCGGAAAAAACGCTCCTGAATGCTGTAGTCATCCCCGAGATATCCCAGAAGTTTGTTCCATACGTCAAAGTAGTAGTCTACCTTTCCTGGTTCCGTGACTTCCAGCCGCGCCAGCAGCTTGTTCTTGATCAGGTCGACGGCAGTGAGCGGCGTACCCCGGTTGTTGAGCGATTCAAACAGCGTATAGGCATCGGCGTGGCTGGCCACTTCGATCTTCACTAGGCACGCCTGGCTCACCTTGTCGAGGAAGGCCAAGATCGACGCCAGGCGGTCGTTTTCACCATACACCAGCTTTTCGATGCGCGCCTGGAAGTAGCGGAAGGCGCGGAAGATCTTACGGTTTCCCGCATAGGCTGGCGCGTCGCATTGACTGATCACACCCACCTCGGACAATACTGCACGGTAGTCATTCTGGTTGTGGTTCTGAATTTGCGGGACCACGCGCAGATGGTCGTTTCCCTTCTTCAGCACCAGCTTCCGCTTGAGGTTGATCAGCTCCACGCGCTGATCGTCGTCCAGGTCTTTCTCGTGCTGCTTCAACGACTGGTGCAGCGCCGCGAATAGCAGAGACAGCGTCGTCAGCCGTTGCTGGCCGTCCACCACCTCCAGGCGCTGCACCGCAAGGGTGTCAGTGGTCTGGTTGATGCAGATGATCGAACCCAGGAAGTACCCGGGGTCGTTCTCTTCTACGTCATCGAAGAGCGCCTCCCACTGATCCACCTTCCAAGTGTATTCGCGCTGGTAGCGTGGGATCGCATAGACCACACCTGCTTCGATGTCGAAGAGCTGCGAGACCGGGTAGTTGTTGACCGACTTGATCATAAGGACTCAATCACTTCAGCCGTTTGGCGGTAGTCGGCCAGGTAGCTGTCAAAGGAAAAATCAGCGTTCTTGATGGCCGAAATGAAGTCGTCCATCCAACTGCCCGCCTTATGCTGCAGGCCATGCATGCTGGCTTCCGGTGCGAACATACCCGCCGGCCGCGAAGCGTAGTCCGTCAGGACGTTCAGCGCAGCATACCCGTGGGCCCCCATGTCCGAAAAGTAAGCCTGGGTCAGGGTCTTGGTCTGCTCCCTCAGCACCAGAAGCTCGTCAACGCGCCTGTGCTTCTTGACCACTTCTGCGGTCGCCTTGATGTCGAAGGCGCGGCACAGCAGGGGCAGCATTTCCTTCGCAGGTACATGATAGCGCTTCAACTGGTGCAGCTTCTCGGTCAGTGCGGTTTCCAGCTTGCGGATGTCCCCAATGTTTTCGGCGAAGCGATCCACCCGGTCCATGCCGCGCCGCGTGTGGGCGTAGCTGAACTCTATGCTCTTGCTTCCAAAAATGATGCCGTTCAAGCAGATCCAGCGGCAGAAGCCGAGTTCGAAGCGCAGAAGACGGGTGCGGTTGTAACTATTGCTGATACGAAGAAAGGCGGTCCACTTGTCCCTTTCCCACGGGGAGAAGTCAGCGGTCTTATGAATCAAATCGATGTGACAGAAGGATCGGCTCTTTGGCATGGTGATATTCAAGCATTCCATGTCACTTAGCTGAGTGGTGTGAAATACTTTCTGCATCACTTCGGCTGCCATTACGTAAGCCGCCTCATTCGTAACCAGTTTGTATTCTTCAGTTACCACAGCGAAGGGGTTCTGACGCTCCACATCAACGACAGCGAAATGCCGATCAAGCTTGTTGTAACTTTCGGAACGGCCTGAACCCCTCATAAACAGTGGACGCATTTCCACCGGGAAGAATGCTTCTGTGGGGTTACGAGGTTTCCAAGGTCGAGCGGCGATCGTCATGCCTTCGTGCCTCTTACCGCCCGCCCCGTGACAAGCGCTACTCCCTTGATATCGAATGGAAGTCGGTACTTCATTCCCACCATTTACCCTCCTCCTGGTCCGGGCCGGTACAAGGTCATGTCGGCGGAAACGGCACCGCAATCACCATCGCAGATAGCCGAAATAGTGGCCATGGCAACAATATCGATTCAGTCTCTGAGGCGGGGCGCCAGGATATGTGCGTGGCCGCGGGCACAAGGCCAAAGCAGTTCAAGCGGGCTATCCAGCAGGCCGCGGCACCGGGCTTGGAGGGGGCGCCTGCCGCGGAGCGCAAAAGTGGAACGGGCGCTGCTGCCCCCACTCCACCGGAAACGGCTCCATCAGCCCCGGCAGCGTCATGCCCTCCGGCTGCCGCCCGTCGAGAATCGCCTCGACGATATCCGGTGCCAGCAGCGTCAGCCGCAGAAGGCGGGAGACGTAGGACGAGTTGATCCTCTCGGCCGCCGCCAGCTCATTGATCGTGCCGTACCGGCCGGACTCCATCATTCGCCGCCACCTGAATGCCCGGGCCAGCGCCTTCACCAGAGTGGTGTCGGCAGCCGCGGCGCCGCGGGGCGCCATGCCGCCCGGCGTCAGGACCAGCTTCCGCCCGCCCCGTTGTTTCCGGGCCGCCAGCGGCACCCGGACGGTCAGCATCTGCGCGGAGCCGGTCATGCCGCGGCCTTCGCCGGTTCGGCGGGCGGCGTCGCCAGGTCCCGCGCCAGGCTCGCCAGCCCCTCAAGCTTCAGCCGCACATCGGCGCCGCCAGGCCCGACGTCCACCCGGTCGACCAGGAGGCGAATGATGCGCGCCTGCTCGGCGGGGAAGAGCTCCTCCCACAGCGGGTCCAGCCGCTCCAGCGCCAGCCGCGCCTCGTCCTCCGTCATGTCCGGCGCTGCGGACCGCGCCGCGCGCCAGGCGCCAAGCACCACCTCCGGCTGACGCAGCAGCCCCCGGACCTGGGCAATGACCGCGCCCTCAATCTCTGCGGCGGAGATGCGCGCGATGGCCGGCCCGTCCGCGGCACTACCCTTCAGGACCGACTGGCTGACATAGTAGCGATACTGCTGGCCGCGGCGGCCCCGCGCATGGGTGGGCGACATGGCGCGGCCGTCGCTGCCGAAGATCAGCCCGCGCAGCAGCGAGGGCGTTTGGCAGCGGGTGCGATTGGCGCGTGTCTTCGGGCTGATCGCCAGCAGGGCGTGCGCCGCATCCCACATGGCCTGTGGCACGATGGCAGCATGCTCGCCCGGGTGCGACTTCCCCTTGTGCATGGCCTCGCCGAGATAGGTGCGATTGCTCAGCACCCGATAGATGTCGCTCTTGGTGAAGGCGCGGCCGCGTTTCGTGGTGGCGCCCTCGGCGCGAAGGGCCTGCACCAGCTTCGTGCCGGATTCCGTCTGGACGAAGCCATCGAAGATGCGCCGCACCAGCGCCGCCTCAGCCTCATTCACCAGCAGCTTGCGGTCCTTGGCGTCGTAGCCGAGTGGCACGAAGCCCCCCATCCAGATTCCGCGCGCCCGTGACGCCGCCACCTTGTCGCGGATGCGCTCGCCGATGACCTCCCGCTCGAACTGCGCGAAGCTGAGGAGGATGTTCAGCGTCAGCCGGCCCATGCTGGTGGTCGTGTTGAAGCTCTGCGTCACGGACACGAAGGTCACACTGTTCGCGTCGAACACCTCCACCAGCTTGGCGAAGTCCATCAGCGCGCGCGACAGCCGGTCGATCTTGTAGACGACCACCACATCGATGAGGCCGCGCTCGATGTCGGCCAGCATGCGGCGCAGCGAAGGCCGCTCGAGCGTCCCGCCGGACACGCCGCCGTCGTCGTAGCGATCGCGCACCAACACCCAGCCCTCCGACCGCTGGCTGGTGATATAGGCCTCACATGCCTCGCGCTGGGCGTCGAGCGAGTTGAACTCCATGTCGAGCCCCTCCTCGCTCGACTTGCGCGTGTACACCGCGGCGCGGATCTTCCTGACCGTGGCCGGTATCGCGGCGTCGGCGGCTGGCTTGCGCTTCATGCCGTGCCCCTCCGGTTCTTCAGGCCAAAGAACAGCCAGCCATTCCAGCGCGTGCCGGTGATGGCGCGGGCGATGGAGGACAGCGACTGGTAGGGGCGGCCCTGATACTCATAGCCGTCGTGCAGCACCGTCACGCTGTGCTCGACGCCCTGGTACTCCCGGATCAGCCGCGTGCCGCTGATCGGCTTGTCGTCGCCGCGGATACGCCGCAGGACGGGATTACCACCGTCGAGCTGTTCACCCAGGGCCTCGAGGCGCTGGATGGTCTCGGGCTTTAGGCCGCCGTAGGCCAGTTCCTGGATGCGGTAGGCCAGGCGGCTCTCCAGGAAGCGACGGTTGTAGGGCGGCGGCTCGGCGGCGAAGAGTTCCCGCCATTGCTGCTTCAGGTCCGGCGTGGCGGCGGTCTTCAATGCCGCCAGGCGGCCGAGCACGTCGGCCGGTGGGATGGCGGGGATGGTGGGCGCCGGCGGGTTGCCGGCTTTGGATTTGGTGGCGCGTGTCATGCGGGTCTCCGGTTGGTCCGGTTCGCATCCACGCGCTGGGGTGCCGGGAAGTGTAGGCCACGCTCTCCCCGGTCAGCAGCCTCGCGCGCAGCTTCCTCAGCAGCGCGGCTGCGCAGCCGCAGCAGGCCGGCGGCCAGGATGCTGCAGACCTCGCGGAGGTGCGGCGGGAGGTGGGGATTGGCGGGGTTAGGTGGCATGGCTGGGAGGCAAGATTGTGTCGCCCAACCGAGAAGAACAGCGAAAACAATCTCTTAGCGAAGGCCCGCGGGAACAAAAGCACCGCAGCGAAATCGCGCGTAGGGCGTTGCCGGGCCGGTCTCAGCGTGACCCTGGTCGTCGCGCCGCGAATCGGCGCTGGCGTAGGGTCCCATCGCGGAAGCTAAATCCTTCGCCACGTCCAACTTCGCGGCTTGACGTAGGACTTAGCAGCCGACTACGCCACTCCGCTAAGTGCCACAGGCAAGGATTTCGCCGGATGCAAGGGCGATGACAACGCCGACCACCACCCTGGGACAGGCCATCATTGCCGCCAGGAAGAAGCAGGGGATCAGCCAGAAGGACCTGGCCGCCGCTGTCCAGAAGGAGGACGGCACGGGATCGATATCGCCGCAATACCTCAACGACATCGAGCACGACCGCCGCAGCCCGACCTCCGACCAGCTGATCAGAGAATTCGCCCGGGCCTTATCCGTGGACGCGGATGATCTGTTCGTCCTGGCCGGCAAGATCCCCGAGGATCTCCGCGCCGCCGCGACAGATTCGGCGACTAGGGTCCGGGCGTTCAAGGCGTTCCGGAAAGCCCTCTCGAAATAGGATTGCATGCGTGGCGAGCTGGTCGATCGATAAATCGGGGCGCTTTCCGCAGAGGCTCTTCCTGCGGGCAGCAGAGATCGACCGCGATTGCGAGCGGCTGGTCACGGCCTTCCTGCAGCAGCGCCACGGCAATGTCTGTTTCCCGATCTCCACCGACGACCTCACGGTACTGGTCGACCAGCACAGCAGCAGTCTCGACCTGTATGCCGACCTCTCCGACGAGGGCGACGACGTCGAGGGGATGACGTGCTTCCTGCCAGACGAACCGCCGCAGGTCCTGATCTCCATTCAGCTGACCGAGCAAGCCAATCGGCAGAATCGGCTGCGCACCACGCTGGCCCATGAACTGGGCCACGCCTTCTACCACCGGGCTGTCTTTGATCAGCTTTTCGCCGCGCCGCCGCACATGTTCGAGGCGGCGCGCGCGGAGCCGCGGACAGTCTGCAAGCGCGACAGCATGATGGGGATCAGCGAGTTCGATTGGCTGGAATGGCAGGCCGGCTATTTCAGCGGCGCCATCCTGATGCCGGCCCAACAGGTGCGTCGGGCGGTTGGGGACCTCCTCCGGGACCGGGGGATCCATGGCGCTGCCGTCATCGGCACGCCGCCGGCCGCCGAGGCGGAGCGGCACACCATGGCCAGCTTCCAGGTCTCGGCCGAGGCGGCGCAGGTTCGGTTGCGGAAACTCGGTCTTTTGGCCGATTCGGCCGGGCCTCCCACGCTCTTCGGCTGACCCGCCGAGACTACGCTGCTGTGCGTATCTTTTCGCTTGTGCCCGCACACTGATTTTTGATACGTCGATTAGCGGAGCGCCGGATTGGCTGGCGTGGCCCTGATCGAAAGACCCCCTGTGCCGACAGTCCCGGATTTCATCCGGAGCACGCCCCCCGCGTCGCTCCGCTCCTATTTCACGTTCATCCAGGCCGAAATGCCGCCCGATGTGGTGTGGGAGGGTGCGGCCAACGTCGTCGTGCCACCCTTGCTGCGGGCGGTGGATGCCATGCACGACGCCGAACGGCTGCGCGTCATGAACGACGCCGACCGCGTAGGCGCCATGACCGACGAAGCCGGCCAGGCCGCGCTCTACTCGATCTCCAATGCTGCCGACATTCTGGACTCCCTGGAGAACGGGCATGCCCGGGCGCTGTGGATGTTCCTCAAGGACCCTGCCGGCTTCGGTCACGCGGAGGAAGTCCGCTATGCCGATGACCGCCGCTATGGCCGCATGTGGGACGGCTTCGAATGCCTGCCCGGCCTGACGGTGCCCCGTGACGGTGATCCCTACACGGCCTTCAAGGCGGCCATCGCCACGCACTTCGACACGAAGCATGTCGAGGTGGAGATCTGCGACCGTTCCCGCCCCTCGCTCGACGGGGAGGATGCGGCGCTGATCCAGGTCGCCATCTACCGCGAAGGCCGCGCCGGTGATCGGCGCGCCTTCGTCGACGGCAAGCTCGACCGGCTTCCCTTCCGCCCGGTGGTCGAGGCGGCCATCACCTATGAGCCCGCCTCCGGCACCATCGAGGTGGTGGCGCAGGCGCGGGAGACCCGCGAGGACCTGGTGCGGCTGTTCGCCGAACATATGCTGGGCGCGCCGTTCGATGGCGACCGCATCCCAATCCGCCAGTATTCACTGGACCACCTGCTGCAGCCCTTCGACTTTCCGACCGATGTCGAGGACAACATCGGATCGGTGAAGGTCAGCCTGCTGCGGCTGATGCCCTACGAAACGCAGGCCGAGCGTGTGACGCTGGAATGCATGCGCGGGGCGGAGCGCAGCATCTGGCAGATGGCGGAGGCGCGCTTTTGCGACAACGATCCGCTGGCCGGCGGCTTCAAGGTCACGCAGGCCCGCTTCACCATCAAGTTCCACGCGACGCCGGGGGTGCGCGGCGGTCGCACGCTGCCGGTCACCATCTCAATGCCGAAGGGTTGCGATTTGAAGGACCGCACCGACCGCGAACGCCTGGTCGGTGAGAAGTACCTGAAGCGCTGGCGGATGCTGCGGGATGTCTGACGAACCGCCCCGGCTTTCGGCCGAGGCTGTCGCTCTCCTCCTCGAGGTGCTGGACCTGGAGGAGCCCTTCCTGAGCGGGGCCGTGGCGGAGATGTCGCCCGGCCCCGTTGGCATGTTGCGGGCCAGGGAGCTGCTGGTGCCCCACGGTCACGAGACCGTCTCGGCATCGCTCGCGGATCACGACGACGCGCCGGTGACGCTGATTCGATCCGAGAAGGCGGGCGGGTTTGCCTATTTCAGCCCCTCCGGCGGTCTGGTCGCGGTGCCGGCCGCGCGACTGGCCCGGCATCGCGTCGAAATCACCAACACCCTTACCGCGATCGGAGCCGATCTGGCGCTTCCATCCGCGCGCACGCCACGGCCGTTGATCGATGGACTGCTCTGGGAGATGGGCGATGCCCGCCTCGGCAAGCGTCCGGGGCGCGTCCAGACATGGTTCGCGCGCCGAATGTGGGAGGCCTCGGTGCGGGCCCAGGTCGCGGCCGCACTGCAGGCACGGCCCTATCCGCGGGATGTCATCATCCTGTGCACCAGTCGCGCTGCCCGTCTTCGCGGGGTGGCATTGCCTGGCACGATCCTGGTGCCGATCCGCGACGTGCTGGCCGCAGAGGACGGCCTGGCCGTGAGCGGCGAGATCCTGGACGCCCGCATGCGTGGTGTCGCAGTGGCGGCCGCCCCGGGCCCGCTGGACCTATCGCCGGATGGAACACGCCTGCGCATCCACGGCGGCGAACCAATCGTCTTCAGGTCGGACGACCACATCCAGGCCATCCGCAAGCTGGTCGACGCCTTCCATGCCGGCAGGCGCGTGCCGATCCGCGAGCTCACTGACCATGGGACGCTGCATCGGCACTTTGGTGGCGTGAAGTGGAACCTCCTGAAACCCTACGTCTCCTCGGTGAAGGGCGCCTGGGGTTTCGACCTGTAGGCCGATTTCTCCCTTTTCTTCTCCCTAACCCCACCTCCTTCTTCTCCCTGTCCTGAAGCGATCTTCCCCGCGGTTGTTCGAACCAGCGCGAGGGAAGCACCGATGACAGTGAAGCATCTGACGCAGACGGAGGTGGCGCGCCGCTGGTGCCTCAGCCCCCGCACGTTGGAGCGCTGGCGCTGGTTGGGCCAGGGGCCCGCCTTCCTGAAGCTGGGCGGCCGCGTGGCCTACCGCCTCGAGGATATTGAGGCCTTCGAGGCGGCGCAGACCCGCGACGCCACCAGCATCCCGCAGCCGTCCCATGCCGGCGTGCCGGCCGCGGTGACCGCCTGATGCCCGCGCTGGTCCGCTACGAGCAGGCCCGCACCGCGCTGGCCGAATGCGCCCGCATCGATGAGGCCTCGGAGATCCGCGACAAGGCTTCGGCGCTCGCCGCCTATGCCCGCCAACGCGACGACCGCGACCTCGAGGTCTGGGTGCGTGAGATCCACCTGCGCGCCTGCGTGCGCATCGGTGAGCTGAGCCGGGAGCTGGAACGCGCAGACCATGGCGGCTCAGGCGGTGGCTCGAAGTTCCCAGCGGTGGGAACTTCGAAGGCCCAGGCCCTGGCGGATGCGGGCATCTCCACCAGTACCGCCCACCGCTACGAGGAGCTGGCTGGCGGCCGCGAGGAGCAGGCCCAGGCCGCGGGGCGCGCCGCGATGGAGGCCTACTTCGCGCAGTCCCGCGCCGAAGGCGCGCCGCCGACCATGACCGGGCTGCGCGGCGCTGTGCGCGATGCCGTGCACGCCACCCTCGGCCCGCCAACCCCCCGCACGAGGCGTCCGTCCCCGCCGCCCGAGCCGCCGAAGGTCACGCCCATCGGTGCCGACTGGGCCGACTGGACGGCCGCCGTCCTCACCGTGGCGACCCTGCCCACCGACTTCGCATCCCTCGCCGGCCGCAGCCCGCGCGCCCTGCTCGCCGATCTGCGCGGCGAGGCCCGCGAGGCGCTGCAGCGGCTGCCGCTCTGGATCAACGCCCTGGAGAATGAACATGACCACACCGCATGACCGCATGCGGACGCTGATCCGCGAAGCCCGTATCAGCGTCCACCACCGCGGCAACGTCCCCGCCATTGTCGGCGAGATCGTCCGCAGCGCATCCGAGACCATTCGCCAGGATGATCAGCTGTTCGCCGTGGTGCTCTCGACCGCGCTGAACAAGCTGATCCGCGACGACCTCAAGCGCAGCGCCGAGAGCGCTGACCACGCCGAGGGCCTGCGCGCCGAGCAGATGGAGTTGTTTCCGCAGGATGCGCGGGCGACCGTCGAGCAGATCGGCCGCGGCGAGGTCTTCGTCCCCAGCCGCAACGCCTTCGTGCCGCTGCTGCCGAGCCACCTCCTGCCGCAGGAGATCGACGAGGCCGGCGAGTACCTCATCCACCATGGTGGCGACTGCATCCGCCGTGGGGGGCTGCTGCGCCGCCTCGGCCGGATCATGCAGACCCACCGGCAGGCGGCGTGAGACCGGCCATGGGCAAATCCTCCCGCGACAAGGGCCTGCGCCGCGAGCGCGCCATCGTCGACATCCACATGAAGTGCGGCCTCAGGGCCGAGCGCGTGCCGCTCTCTGGCGCCGTCCGGTACCGCGGCAACGGCGCCGACGTCGATCTCTATGTCCGCGGCGCCGAGCCGGTAAAGGCAGAGGTCAAGGCCCGCGGCGAAGGCGACGGCTTTAAGACGCTGGAGCGCTGGCTCGGCGGTAACGACGCGCTGTTCCTTTGGCGCGATCGCGCCACGCCGATGGTGGTCCTGCCGCTTCACGTCTGGATCGAGATCGCGCGCCGCAGCGTGCGCTGCACGGAGCCGGATGCCGATCGAGAACGCGCCCGCCGCGCGCGCCAGGCCGAGGAAGGCCCGCTGCCGTCGCCCGACGCCATCGCCGAGGTGACGCCGTGAGCCCGCGCACCGCCCGCCGCGTGCACGCCATCGGTGAAGCCCTCCGCAACCTTGCCGGCGGCGCGCTGCTCGCCGGCGGCTTCATCGCGCTCCTCTGGCTCGCCGAGCTGGCGACCATCCAATGAGCGCCACCCCCATGCCGATGCCCGCGCCCGCCCGGCCGCCTGCATCGCCCATCCAGCCGGGCACCTCCTCCTTGAACGGAACCACCATGACCAACCGAACCACTCTGGCGCAGCTGCGCGAGATGGACGTCGCGCAGGCCGCACGCTTGCCCGTCGATCATCTGGCGCTGCTGCTGGAAGAGGTCGGGGCGCTGAAGGCCGATGCCAAGCACCTTGCCGACCTGCTGCACGACGCGCTGCATGCCCGCTATGGCGCCTCCGCCGCGGCGGCCCGTCGCGCCGAGGGCAAGGACACCGGCCGTGTCCGCGTGCCCGACGATGGCTTCGAGGTCGTCGCCGACCTCCCGAAGAAGGCGGCGTGGGACCAGCCGAAGCTCACCGCGGCGGTCGCCACCATCGTGTCGTGGGGCGAGGACCCCGCCGACTACGTCACCACCGAGATCCGCGTGCCGGAGAGCCGCTTCACGGCCTGGCCGCCGCGCATCCGGGCGGTCTTCGAGCCGGCGCGCACCGTCGCCACCGGCCGCCCCTCCTACACCCTCGAACAGAAGGACGCCGCGTGATGGCGCACGAACTCCGCATCCAGGTCGTAATCCCGTTGCAGGGCGATGCCGTCGCCCGCGCCAAGGACGTCGCCGCCTTTGAGCCGACGCTCGACAGCTTCACCGAAGTCGTCGCGCGCGCCGGCGGCGACATCAAGGTCGACGTCATCAAGGCCAAGCCGCGTGCGGCGAAGCGGGAGGCGCACTGATGGCGATCTCCCTCGCATCCCTGCGGCGTGGTGGCGACGCGCGCCCGCCGCGGCTGCTCACCTATGGTGTGGCCGGCGTCGGCAAGACGCTGTTCGCGACCTCCGCGCCTCGGCCGGTGGTGGTGCAGACCGAGGACGGGCTGGGCACGATCAGCGCCTCCACCTTCGGCGTGCTGCGCAGCTTCGACGCGGTGATGGAGGCGCTCGGCAGTCTCTACACCGAGGCGCACGACTTCGAGACGCTGGTGGTGGACAGCCTCGACTGGCTGGAGCCGCTGGTCTGGCAGCACACGGCGCAGACGCACAACCAGCCGGACATCGAGTCCTTCGGCTACGGCAAGGGGTATCTCGCCGCGCTGGATACCTGGCGCAGCTTCCTCGACGGCGTGAACGCACTGCGCGACGAGCGAGGCATGGGCGTAATCCTGATCGCGCACGCCGAGATCAAGCGCTTCGACAGCCCTGAGACCGAACCCTACGACCGGTATCAACCCAAGCTGCACCGCAGTGCCTCCGCGCTGGTGCAGGAGCATGTCGATGCCGTGCTCTTCGCGAACTATCGCGTCAGCACGCTGAAGTCGGACGTCGGCTTCAACAAGAAGGTGGTCCGCGGCGTCAGCGGCGGTGATCGCCTGCTGCACACCGCCGAGCGGCCGGCCTTCCTCGCGAAGAACCGCTTCGGCCTGGCCGAGACGCTGCCGCTGTCCTGGCCCGAGGTCGCCGCCGGCATCCCCTTCTACGCGACGCCGCCCAGCGCCGCGCCCGCCTCCACCACCGAAGCCCGGAGCTGACCCATGGCATCCCTCAATGGAACCTTTGACGCGACCGAAGTCGCCCCCGCCGTCCCGCTGGAGGTACTGCCGCCCGGCAAATACCTCGCGCATCTGATCGAAAGCGAGATGCTGCCGACCAAGGCCGGCGACGGACAGTTGCTCAAGCTGGTGTTCGAGGTGCTGGAAGGTCCCTCCGCGCGCCGGAAGATCTTCGACCAGCTGAACCTGGTGAACCGCAACGAGCAGACGGTGGAGATCGCGCAGCGCACGCTGTCCGCCATCTGCCACGCGGTGGGCCAGGTGCATGTCAGCGACAGCGAGCAGCTGCACTTCAAGCCGCTGATCGTGACGCTGAAGGTCGAGCCCGCCGGTCCCGACAAGTACGGCGTGCACCGCGAGGCGCGGAACAAGGTGGCTGGCTACTCCGCGGCCAACGCCGGTGCAGCCACTGGCACCGCACCGCGGCCCGCCACCCCGGGGCCCCGCCCGGTCGCAGCGGCACCTCCGCCCGCTGCACGCACCGGCGCGGCAGCGACCCCGCCCTGGCGCCGCAATGCCTGATCACTGGCCGGCAGGCCGCCCGCCTGCCGGCCTTCCTTCCTCGAACCAGGATTAGGTCATGGCTGCCCTTCCTCCGCCCGCATGTCCCACCGTCACCGCCATCTACGCGTCCTATGAGGCGGTGGCGGATAACGGCTATCGCGCGCATCTCGGCGCCTCGCTGATCGGCACCGAATGCGAGCGCGCCATTTGGTATTCGTTCCGCTGGGCCACGCGCGCCCGGCATGCTGGCCGGCTGCTGCGGCTTTTCGACACCGGCAATCTGGCCGAGGCGCGGTTCGTCGCCGACCTGCGCCGCATCGGCGTCACCGTCCTGGACCTGGATCCCGCGACGGGGCGGCAGTGGAACCTGCGCGATGCCTCCGGCCACTTCGGCGGCAGCATGGACGCGGTGGCGATCGGTCTGCCCGAGGCGCCGACCACCTGGCACGTCTGCGAGTTCAAGACCCACAGCGCCAAGTCGTTCGCGAAGCTGAAGGCCGATGGCGTGGCGGCGTCCAAGCCGCTGCACTGGGCGCAGATGCAGGCTTACATGCAGCTCGCCGGGCTCGATCGGGCCTTCTACCTGGCGGTCTGCAAGGACACGGACGAGCTCTACCAGGAGCGCATCCGGCACGACGCCGAGGCCGGGCTGCGCATCCTGGCCAAGGCCGAACGCATCATCGGGGCGGCCCGGCCGCCGGCCCGCATCAGCCAGGATTCCGCGTGGCGGCAGTGCCGCTTCTGCGACCACCACGCCGTCTGCCATGCCGGCGCGGCACCGGAGCGGCATTGCCGGTCCTGCCTCCATGCCTCGCCCGCCCAGGGTGGGGACTGGCATTGCGCCCGGCACGCGGTCCCGCTCGATCGGTGCGAGCAGGAGGCAGGCTGCGCGGCGCATCTCTACCTGCCGGATTTCGTGGCCGCCGAGCAGATCGACGCCGGTGAGGATTGGGTCAGCTATCGGCTGCCGGATGGCGGTGAATGGCGTGACGGCGTGCCCGCCGCGGCGCGGCCGGACATCGTCTCGCACCTGCCGTGCCGGATCTGTCGCGCCACGATCTATCGGGTCGGGCCCGGCAAGGGGCCGCACATCGCCGAGCTGATCTGCACCGGCTGCGAGACGGGCGGGCGCTGGCTCAGCAAGGTCGACGCCGTGGCGATGGGGGTGGCGGCATGACCCTCTCCCTCCGCCCGTACCAGCGCGCCGCCATCGAGGCGCTCTACGACTACTTCTCGGCCAGCAGCGGCAATCCGCTGGTCGTCATGCCGACCGGCACGGGCAAGAGCCTCTGCATCGCGGGCTTCACGCGCGAGGCGATCGCCGCCTATGGCGACACGCGGGTGCTGATCCTCACCCACGTGAAGGAGCTCATCCAGCAGAACTTCATGGCCATGCTGCGCGCCTGGCCCGAGGCGCCGGCCGGCATCTACTCGGCGGGGCTGTCGCGCCGCGACATCCATGCGCAGATCCTGTTCGCCGGCATCCAGTCCATCCATCGCCACGCGCGGCAGGTGCAGCGCTGCGACCTGGTGCTGATCGACGAAGCACACCTGCTCGGTCGCGGCGACAGCGGCATGTACCGCTCCTTCCTCGCCCAGCTGAACGAGATCAACGCGGGCTTGCTGAAGGTCGTCGGCTTCACGGCCACGCCCTATCGGCTCGACAGCGGCATGCTGCACGAGGGGAAGGATCGCCTCTTCACCGACATCGCCTTCCAGGTGCCGGTGCTGGAGATGATCCAGCAGGGCTATCTCTGCCCGGTCGTCCCCAAGCAGACCTCGACGCAGCTAGACGTCGGCGGCGTCGGCACCCGCGGCGGGGAGTTCATTGCCAAGGACCTCGAGGCGGCAGTGGACCGCGACGAGGTCACGCGCGCTGCGGTCGGCGAAATCGTCCAGCACGGCGAGGGCCGCGGCTCCTGGTTGGTGTTCTGCTCCGGCGTGGCCCATGCGCGCCACGTTCGTGATGCCATCCGCGAGCATGGCATCTCCGCCGAGACCGTGACCGGCGACACGCCCGGCCCCGAGCGGGACGGAATCCTGGCGGCCTTCAAGGCGGGGCGGCTGCGCTGCGTCACCAACGCCAATGTGCTCACCACCGGTTTCGACGCGCCCGGCACCGATCTCATTGCGCTGCTGCGCCCCACGAAGAGCGTCGGTCTGTACGTCCAGATGGTCGGCCGCGGCACGCGCCTCGCCGAAGGCAAGGATGACTGCCTGGTCCTGGACTTCGCCGGCAACACCGCCCGGCACGGCCCGATCGACACGGTGGATGGTCGAAAGAAGGAACCCGCCGGGGACGGCGAGGCACCGATCAAGGTCTGCCCGGAATGCCAAACCATCAACCACGCCAGCGCGCGTCACTGCATTGAATGCGACCACGAGTTCCCGCCGCCAGTCGTAAAGGTGGCGCCGCAGGCGGCCTCGAACGCGCTGCTCTCGACGCAGATCCAGGCGGCGTGGTGCGACGTGACCGGCATCACCTATGCGCGCCACGACAAGCCCGGCAAGCCGGCCTCGCTCCGCGTCACCTACGAATGCGGTCTGGCGAGGCACAGCGAATGGGTCTGCTTCGAGCACACCGGCTTCCCGCGGGACAAGGCGGTGGATTGGTGGCGGCGGCGTGCCGGCATTCTGCCGCCCCCGGCGACGGTGGATGAGGCGCTCGAACAGCTCGACCATCTGCGGCGACCGATCGCGATCCAGGTGCGGCCCGCGGGCCAGTACACCGAGATCGCCGCCGCGAGGTTCGTGTGAGATGCGCCGGATGTCGTCTCCGCACCGCTCGCGGCTTTGGCTGGTTCGATCCGCGTGTGCGAACCTCGGAGCCGCTGCCGGCCTGTTCCATGCGCTGCATGAGCGCGCTCTGCCGGAGGTGGGGCGTGGTTGATCCCGACGAACATGAGATTGCCGCCATCGCGGCGGCCAGCCCCATGGCGGGCGAGTACCTCGAGAGCATCGGCAAGACCGATCTCGCGGTGCTGACCGAAGCGGAATGGCTGACGCTGCTGGAGGTGATCATCACTGCCTACCAGGACGAGCTCGCTCGCCGGCTGGATGCAGGACGGCATCCGGCGCCGCCGCTTGCTGCTGGTGGCCGGCCATGAGCGGCGTCACCTCGGCCCGAGAGGTCGCGCGTCGCCTCGGACTCTCGCACACAGCCATCCAAAACGCCGAACGCGCTGGACGCATCGCGCGGGAGCCGAATGGCGCCTGGGACATCGAAAAGGTCCGGGCCGGCCTCGCGACCAAAAGTGCTCCGGCTCCGCGCAAGCCGTATCGCCCACGCGCCAAGCAACCGCCCTGGGCCAGGTCGGCCCATCATGTCGGCGAACTCGCGGCCAACATTCGCGGTCCCGCGCGCGGGATCCACGCCGAATTGGAGAGGGCGCGACAGGCGCTCCAGCGCGCTGCTGAGCAGATTGCGGCGCTCTATCCTGAAATTTTGCGCCTGGAGCGTGCCTGCGACGCAGCCATCGCCGCACAGGAGCGTGGCAGCGAATGACGGACGCCCCCTCCTTCATGGCGGACTACGGTGAGCGCCTGGTCGACAACGGCTATTCGGTCATCCCCATCATGCCGGGCACCAAGGTGCCGGGGCGGTTCACGGGCGGGGAATGGTCGCCCTATCCCGACTGGACCCGGCATTGCGACCGGCCGACGAAGCCCTTCGAGGTGGACATCTGGCGCCGCTGGCCCGGATGCGGCGTGGGCATCGCCACCGGCGCGTTGGTTGGCATCGACATCGATATCCTGGACGGCGCGCTGGCCATCCAGATCGCCGAGCTCGCCACGTCCATGCTGGGCGACACGCCTTGCCTGCGCATCGGCCGCGCCCCGAAGCGGCTGCTGGTCTATCGCGCCGCTACGCCCTTCGCTGGCCGCAAGCGCCTGCCGCTTGAGGTCCTGGCGCGCGGCCAGCAGTTCGTGGCGCATGCCGTGCACCCCGACACCGGGCAGCCTTACGTCTGGCCTGAGGACACCCTGCTCGACACCCCGCTCGCGCAGCTGCCCATGCTGGACGAGGCGGCGGCCATGGCCTGGCTCGATCGCGCCCATGCGCTGATCCCACCCGAGCTGCGTCCGCGCTCTCTCCATCTTCCGTCCGACAGCGCCGCCTGGCGCGGCCCGTCCGATCCGCGCGGCACCCTCGAGGCGGTGAAGGCAGCGCTGGCCTATCTCCCAAACGAGGATCTCGACGGCGCCTCGTGGATCACGATGGGCAACGCCATCAAGGCGGCGCTGGGTGAGGAAGGGCGCGACCTCTGGCTCGACTGGTCGAAGTCGAGCGGCAAATCCGGTGGCTCGGGCAAATCGGACACCGCGGAGCGCCGCTGGGCCAAGCTTCGGCCGCACAGCATCGGCGCTGGCAGCATCTACGGCTGGGCAATAGACCGCGGATGGGTCCCACCACCCGAGATCACCCTGAACGCTGCAGCCGCCGAACGCGCCGTGCAGCCGCATCCTGCAGCGGCGATGCTGGCCAGGACGGATGCGACGCCGCCGACCGCCGCCGCGGACATCCATCCCGCTGCGGCGCTGCTGGCGAAGCTCGACGCCAGCCGGGCGAAACAGCAGGCTGCGCCGCTCCCCGTGCCGGACACCATCCTGCAGCCCGGCGGCGTGTTGCAGATGCTGGTGGACGAGTGCGTCGGATCCGCGCTGCGGCCTCAGCCATTCCTCGCCCTCGGCGCTGCCATCTGTGCCGTCGGCGCGCTGGCCGGCCGCCAGTATCGCACCCGCACCGATCTGCGGACCAACGTGTACATCGCCGCCGTGGCGGAAAGCGGCGGCGGCAAGGATCACGCGCCGGAGGTGATTCGGCGCTGCTTCGACCTGGCCAAGCTCGACCGATACCTCGGCGGCGAGAATCTGGCCTCCGGCCGCGGCATGCTGTCCGCATTGGAGCAGCATCCTGCCCGGCTTTTCCAGATCGACGAATTCGGCCTGTTCCTCGCCACCGTCACGGGCGGCAGGGCGCCTGCGCACAAAGCCGAAATTTGGTCCGAGCTGATGAAGCTCTACAGCAGGGCGAAGGGCATCTACCGCGGCACCGAATATGCGAACAAAAAGGACGCGCCGCGCGTCGACATCCACCAGCCCTGCGTCTGCTTCTTCGGCACCACCACGCCCTCCACCTTCTGGAAGGCGCTGGAAGGCGGCGCGATTATGGACGGCTCGCTCGCACGCTTCCTGGTCTTCGTCACCGACACGGATCGGCCGGACCGGAATCCGAATGCAGGTATCATCGCCCCGCCGCCCGCCTTGCTCGATGCGCTGAAGGCGATCACCCGGGGTGCAGGCGACCCGCCTCCACCAGGGAACCTGCCGGATGTGCATGTCGTGCCGATGTCCGCGACCGAGGAGGCGACGCCCCACACCGTCCCCATGACGGCAGGGGCAGAGGCGATGCACGACCGCAAGCTGGCCGAGGAGGACGTCTGGGCAAAGAAGGTGGCCGGCACGCCGCAGGCCGCCATCGTCAACCGCCTGGGCGAGAACGCCAGCAAGCTGGCGCTGATCTGCGCGATCAGCCGCGATCCGGCGCATCCGCGGGTTGCCGAGGCAGATGTGGCCTGGGGGTGGGCGCTGGCCGAGCACTGCACGAGGACCGTGCTGCGCGACGCGCAGCGCTTCCTGGCGGATAGCGAGTTCGAGAAGCGCCTGAACAAGGCCATCAACATCATCGGCAACCACGGCCCGTGCAGCCGGCGCGACATGTTCCACAAGGGGCTGAAGCTCACCGCGCGGGAATTCGGCGAGGTGATCGAAGCGCTGGTGACAAACGGTGCGGTCATCGAAACCGCGGCGCCCGCGTCCGGCGGTCCCGGCCGCCCGGCTGGCTCCCGCTATGTTCTGGTGCCGCCGCCAGGCGATGCGCCAGCCGAGGAGGCCGAGGGCGATGAATAACAAAATCCCGACCACCCCCGCTAAGCCACTGAAATCAGGCTTTTGTGAATTTTGTTATTTCGTGCGCGGGCACGAAGGGGACGCCTCGCCCCACACACGCGTGGGAGCAGGACAACACCTCACAGTACATAATAACAAAAATAACAAAAATATATATATCAATAGGATAGCCGGGAGTTGTGTGACCGCTGGGGGGATTGTGTAGATGGCACTCCCTGGCTCGCCCCGCCTGCCGCGCTCCTGCCTCGACCGCGGCACCTGCAGCGCCACTACCACGCCCGAGATGGAAATGCTGCGCCGCCGTGTCTGGCAGCAGCAGGGCGTCGTCTCGCTGCACCTCGAGGACATCACCGATCCCTGGCTGCGCCGGGCAATTCAGAACGAAGCCGTGCGCCGCTGGGGGCCACGGCAGCAGGAGAAGACTCATGGCCGGTAAGCGGAAGGCGAAGACCACGAAGCAGAAGGAATCGATGGGGCCCTCGAAGTGGCGGCTCCAACATGGCGGCTTCGGTGAAGCCATCCGCTCCGCGGATCCGGAGACGGGCGTGCCGGTCGCCCATCGCCGTGCCGTGGATACGCTGGGTGCCATGCAAGCCAACGGGACCATCACCGCCGAGATGTTCGAGGCGGGCGGGATCTTCCGGCGTCAGTTCCGGTCCGCGATGCTGGACGGCCTGCGCGCCATGCCGCTGATTCGGATCGTGGGTGGCGGAGGCGACTGCATCACGGAACAGCAGATCGCAGCCAGGGACAGGGTGGCATCCGCCATGGAGGTTCTTGGCGGCTCCGACAGCGCCGCCGGGAGCTGCGTCTGGCATGTCGTCGGCCTGGAATGCTCAGTCAGGGAATGGGCGATGCGGCAGGGCTGGGGTGGCCGGACGGTGCCGGCGACGCAGGCGCAGGGGATGTTGGTCGCGGCCCTCAGCGTGCTGGCGGCGCACTACGGCTTGGTGTCGCGGGGGCGCGCCGCGTGACCCAACGTGGACAACCTACATCTCGCCCTCGGCGGCCTTCAGCTTGGCCGTCACGTCCTGCACCCCGTCGAGGCGCCACACCGTGTCTCGGAGCATGAAGCGGGAGCTGTTCGTGTGTTCGGTGAACCTCGCCTCCTTCGTAACGACATCAACGGGGATGAGCGCGCCCCGCGTCACGCGAAACTGCTCGTCGAGCAGGACAGCTGCGAGAACGTCGAACGGGCGTGAGGTTAGCCGCCGAATCGCTGACAACTGCCGAGAGCCGTTGTGAGCTGTGAGCCGGCGGCATTTGATCTGGTACCGCGTGCCTTCTGCATCCGTCGCGTCGAAGCCGGCGGAGGAGTTGTTCACGAGATTCCAACCAAAGGCGCGGCTGAAGAGGAGCTCGGCGTAGTCGCCGGCTGGCCCATTCGAGCTCCGGACGACACCGCGCGCCCGGAGTTCGTCCAGAACACTTGCGTGCAGTAGCAGGAGCTCGGCGACGCCGAGCAATTTCAGGTCGACCATGCCGGTGCGGTGTCCCTACAGCGACGCCTTGCCAGCCAGCGACCAAGCCTGCAAGGCGGCTTGCTCTGATGTCGGCTCTTCCTTCGTTGGGAAGGGGGCGTGTTCGCCCAGCAGCACGACCACGATGAGATAGGCCAGTAGTCGCCGGTCGTATTCGTCATCGGTCTCGCCGTACTGGTCGGGATCTCGGTTCACCCGCACCTGCCCGAGATAGAGCTGGTCGTCGCGCCAGGTCGCTTCGACGTCGTAGATAAGCATGCCGGTCCAGCTGCGCCGGAACAGGAACCGGCCGCTCTCCGTGTAGATGAACCACTTCTCCTCCATCACCGTCGGGACAAAGCCCCGTGCAATCATCCAGGAGTCGAAGGGACCGTATGTCTGGTCAAGGCTGAAGAGGCTGGACCGCGCAGGCATCGGTGGATGATCCCGCCCGAAGCTTTCCGCGTTTGCACCGCGAAGGATCTGAGCCGGCGTCCGGCCGAAGTTAGCGTCAAGGTGCTCCGCAGCGGTCGGGCCAGGAGGCGGCGGCTGGCCCACGATAATGAAGGTCGGGCCAGAGGGTGGGCGTCGCCGAAGCAGGAGTGGGCAGTAGGTCTCTAGCCAGCCGTAATCGGGCGCAGCCAGGATGGCCGTGCGGATTGCACCGTCGTCGTCCTTCAGCGTGCCGACGAGGTGTCGGTCTCCCCGGAACAGGACCCGCAGCACCACCTCGCGTTCGCGCGCAGTAACCCGGTGGATGGCCTGAATGAAGCTCAGGCGTAGCATCCCCTTGCCCGTCTTCAGTGGCTCTACTCGCGTCACAAAGACGGGGCTGGCGCCCCAACCTGGCGACAAAACCGGCGCTTCAAGCCAACACCACCAGCCTGGATCCAGAACAACACCATCGCCCACGCGATCGCTCCTGCCTTCTTCGGACGATGGTGCCGCGGAAACGAAGAGAAAGGAACAAGAGCGAAAGAATGTCGCGTTGATGCCCGAAACTCATATCGAGTAATCTCTCGACAGTCGTTGAATTGCGGCTGCGGCTGGTGGCTCCCGAGCCACTCGTCCGCTGATCAGCCACAGTGGCTTTCGAGCCGCAGGGTCCTTCCTGGCCCCGCTGTATGCGGGGGGCGGAAGCGCGCAAGGTCGTTAGCGCCAGGCCGAAAAACAGGGTTGCAGTTTGCAGCCTTTTCCCCGTGCGATCAGCCAGATAGCCCGCAAACCATACCGTGCCAGGTTTGCACTCGCGGGCCGCATGGTTTGCACCCACTCCCAGATCTGGATGGCCTCATGACGCTCCCCTGGATGGCGGCGAAGATCCTGCTGCGTCCGGTGGTGGAGCTGCGGCCGCATGCCGGCAACGCGCGCGTGCACAGTGCCGAGCAGTTGGAGCAGATCAAGGCCAGCATGCTGGCCTTCGGCTTCACCAATCCGCTGCTCGTGGATGAGGACGGCGTGCTGATCGCCGGCCACGGTCGGCTCGAAGCCGCGACGGCGATCGGCATGACCAAGGTGCCGGTGATCGTGCTGCGGCACCTGTCCGCGGCCCAGAAGGAAGCGCTGCGGCTCGCCGACAATCGCATCGCGGAGAACGCGACCTGGGACCAGGCGCTGCTGCGTGATGCGCTCGCCGCGGTGCAGTTGGCGGACATCGACCTCGGTGCCCTTGGCTTCTCGGCGGATGAGCTCGCAGACATCCTCGCGGCGGCTGGAGATGCCGTGTCCGACGGCGACGCGCCCGAGGCGCTGTCTGCGGATCCCGCCGAGGGGGGCGGTGCGGCAGGCGCGGCTGGCACCGAGGATGCGCGGGCGGAGGATCCCGCCGATGCAAATCCGGAGCCGCCGCGCCAGGCCGTCACGCGTCCCGGTGACCTCTGGCTGCTCGGCGATCATCGCCTGCTCTGCGGCGACAGCACCGACGCCGCCAGCGTGGCGCGCGTGATGGGCGAGGACCGCGCTGCGCTCCTGTTGACCAGCCCGCCGTATGGAAACCAGCGCGACTACACCACCGGCGGCGGCACCGACTGGGATGCCCTAATGCAGGGCGTGTTCCAGCATCTCGACGCGGCCATGCGGCCGGACGGCCAGGTGCTGGTGAACCTCGGCCTGATCCACCGCGACAGTGAATGGATCCCGTATTGGTCGGGCTGGCTCGACTGGATGCGGGCGCGCGGCTGGCGCCGGTTCGGGCTATACACATGGGACCAGGGGCCCGGCCTGCCGGGTGACTGGAATGGCCGACTGGCGCCCGCCTTCGAGTTCATCTTCCACTTCAACCGTCAGGCCCGCCAGGCCAACAAGATCGTGCCCTGCAAATGGGCCGGCACGCCGAACAAGGGCAGCGGGTTGCGGGCGGCCGATGGGACCATCTCCGAATATCAGCACGCCGGGCTGCCGGTGCAGGATTTCCGGATCCCCGACAACGTGCTGCGCCTGACCCGCCACAAGGGCCGCGGCATCGAGACCGAGCACCCCGCGGTGTTCCCGGTGGTGCTGCCTGAGTTCCTGATGCGAACCTACACGGACGAGGGCGACGCCGTGTTCGAGCCCTTCGGCGGCTCCGGCACCACGATCCTCTCCGGCCAGCGCACCGGCCGCCGCGTGCGGGCGATCGAGCTGGCGCCGGCCTATGTCGACCTGGCCATCGCCCGCTGGCGGATGCTCCATCCCGAGCTGCCGGTGACCCTCGCCGAAGATGGGCGCGATTACGACGCCATTGCCGCGGTGCGGATGGAGATCACCGCCAATGCAGCCTGATCTAGTCGTCTCGTCGCTGCCGGTGGCGGCGCTGGTGCCCTACGCCGAGAACGCCCGCACGCATTCGCCGTCGCAGGTGGCACAGATTGCCGCCTCCATTGCCGAGTTCGGCTTCGTGAATCCGGTCCTGGTCGACGCCGAGGGTGTGCTGATCGCCGGCCACGGTCGCGTCATGGCGGCCAAGCAGCTGGGCCTCGCCTCCGTGCCTGTTCTGCGGCTCGGCCACCTTTCCCCGGCGCAGGCGCGTGCCCTGCGGCTCGCGGACAACCAGATCGCGCTGAACTCCGGCTGGGACGAAGCGCTGCTGGCTGCGGAGATCGCCCGCATCCGCGACGAGGCGGTGGTGGACCTCGACGTACTTGGTTTTTCCGGCATGGAGCTTGATCGCCTCCTGGCGGCAGCCGGCGCCGGTCTCGGCGACGATGCCGACGAGGCGCCGCCGCCACCGGCGATCCCCGTCACGCGCACCGGTGATCTCTGGCGTTGCGGCGAGCACCGGTTGCTCTGTGGCGACGCGACGAAGCTGATCGACGTCCAGCGCGCCCTCGGCGCTGGCCACTTGGCCGACATGGGCTTCGTCGATCCGCCCTATAATGTGGCCTACGAAGGCGGCACGGCGGCCAAGATGACCATCGCCAATGACGCGCTCGGCGGTGGCTTTCCCGAGTTCCTCCGCCCTGCATTGGCCAATCTGCTCTCGGTTACCAAGGGCGCCTGCTACGTCTGCATGTCCTCCTCCGAATGGCCGACGCTGCATCGGGTCTGGCAGGAGGCCGGCGGCAAATGGTCCAGCACCATCATCTGGGCCAAGAACACTTTCGCGCTCGGCCGCGCCGACTACCACCAGCAGTTCGAGGCAATGCTCTACGGCTGGCGCCAGGGCAGCCAGCATTATTGGTGCGGCGCCCGCGACCAGGGGAACGTCTGGCACTTCGACAAGCCGGCGCGCAACGACCTGCATCCGACGATGAAGCCGGTGGCTCTGGTCGAGCGGGCCATCCGCAACAGCAGCAAGCCGCGTGACACGGTGCTCGACTGCTTCGGCGGATCGGGCACCACGATGATCGCGGCAGAGCGCACGGGACGGCGCGCCGTGCTGCTGGAGATTGATCCGGCCTATGCCGATGTGATCGTGCGGCGCTGGCAGGAAACGACAGGCGAGACCGCGGTGCTTGACGGTGAGGACCGAACTTTCGCGGACATCGCCGCGGCACGCGGCATCGTCGATCATGATGTGATCCAGGCCGCCGGATCATAGCAATCTCGCGACGCTGCATCTTGCTTGGCTCGTGCGCGCCACAGCGCGAATGGTCCGTCACACGCAGGGGATGCCCTGCAGCAACAGACGGAGACCAGCATGACCGACCGCACCGCCCGCGCCGCCCGCAACCAGGAAAACAGCCTGGTCGCCTTCCTCGCGAAGAAGGCCGAATTCGACGCCCTCCTCGCGGAACTCACCCAGGCCAGCGCGGACCATTTCGGCGCGGACCCCGAGACGGTGCTTTGGGGCGAAGCGGCTTGGCTTTCCGACGCCACCGCTAAGCTGAAGGACATCGCGGACCAGCATTTCCGCCGGGGCGAATACGAAGCCTGAAGCGGACCACTCCCGCACCGCCCCGACCGGCGACGCCGGCGGGGCTCCCGGCAGTAGGGGCCGATGACCGGCACCCGCAACCGGAGACCACCACGATGACCAAGCTTTCCGACACCCAGCGCGTGATCCTCAGCGCCGCCGCGCAGCACGAGATGGGCCTCGCCCGCGCGCCGAAGACGCTCCCGGCCGCGGCGCGCAACGCGGTGTTCCGCAGCCTGATCAAGAACAACCTGCTCACCGAGATCAACGCCCCGCGGGAGCATGTCGGGCTCGGCTGGCGCCAGGATGACGACGGCACCTGGATCGTGGCGCGCATCACCGACGAGGGGCTGCGCGCCATCGGCATCGACCCGAATGAGGGCGACGCGGTGACGGGCGAGCCCGACTGCTCGGGCATCGAGGGCAGCGTGCCCCACACGGCGCCCACGGTGGCGCCCGCCGCGGAGCCCGCGACGCAGGACGCCAAGGTCGCCGAAGCCGCCCAGCCCGCGCCCCTGACGGAGGAGATCGCCATGCTCGACCAGGCCCTGGCGGTGCGCAGCGCCACGCCGCGCACCAGCCTGCGCGAAGCTGCCGCGGCGGTGCTCGCCGCCTGGGACGACGAGGCAAACCGCGAGGGCGACATGATCGGCGCCCTGCACGCGCCGATGGAGGCTCTGCGCACGCTGCTCGCCGGCAAGCCCGTCCGCATCGCCCGCGAGCCGGGCGCGCCGCGCAAGCCGCGCGAGGGCACGAAGCAGGAGCAGGTGCTGGCCATGCTACGCCGGCCGGAGGGCGCGACGGTCGCGCAGATCGCCGAAGCGACGGGCTGGGCGCAGCACACGGTCCGCGGCTTCTTCGCCGGGCTGAAGAAGAAGGGCCACGCGGTCGAGGTGAAGTCGCGCGAGCGGATGGTCGGCCCCAACAAGACGGGCGCGAAGGGCTCCTTCACCATCTACGCCCTCGCTGAGTGAAGCATCTCAGCCACGAGGTCGAACATCATCGGGAGCGCCGGGGATCATCCAGATTCCCGGCGCCTTATCGAGTTGGCTGCGCTCCGACACAGCGCGAATCGTCCGTCACGCGCAGGGCGTCCCGCCCCGCCGAGACGGAGACGACGATGACCATCAACACGCTCCCGCACCAGACCTCCGAAGGCCCGCAGGATCGCGCCGCCTGGCAGCAGCTTCTCGCCACCGCGCCGCGCAGCACCGACAGCGTGGGCCGCGCGACGATCCAGGTCTGCACCGCCAGCGACGGGCGCGGGATCTTCGCCACGGTCGACTACGCCACCTGGCAGACTGAGAAGGAGGAGGGCTGATGCCCTCCGAGCGACGCTGGATCATCCTGGCGCAGGACGGACGGCACGTGACGATGGGCCGTGCCGCACCACCCAGCGAGGCAGAAGTCGAAGCCGCCGCCGCGGCGCTCGCCGCGCAGGGCCTTGCCGGTTGGCTCGCCACGCTGGACGGCAACTACTGGTCGCGCCGCCGCGTGGCCGTCGCCCCGGTGCAGATGCTTGGCGACGGCGCCACGCTGGACTGGCCCGCCGCCATTACCGCCTTTGAAGCCGCCCGTCAGCACGCACTGCGCCCCCGGTAAGCACGCGCGCGGTCCATCCTCGTGCGGCGGGAGGTCGCCGCCATGCCCGAGCTGACCGCCTCGACCCGTGAGGCCGCCCGCCGGATCGGGCTGAGCGACACCGCGATGCACAAGGCCGAACGATCTGGCCGCATCGCCCGAGAGCCGGATGGTCAGTGGGACATCGACAAGACCCGTCGCCGCCTGACCGAGACCGCCGACCCCAACCGCTCGCCCCTGGCCAGCGGTGCCGGCGCGGAGGGCACGCCCTTTGCGCGGCTGAAGGTCGCGCAGCTCGCCCTGAAGGTGGAGGCGCAGCGCCTCTCGCTCGACGAGACCAAGCGCCGCCTGCTTGATGTCACCCAGGCCAACGCCGCGCTCGACGAGATCGGCAGCACCATGCGTGACGCGCTGCTCAACTGGCCGGCCCGCGTCTCCGGCCTGATCGCCGCCGAGATCAGCGTCGACCCGCATCTGCTGCAGACCATCCTGCAGAGCCACATCAACGACCTGCTGACGGAGGCGGCCGATCGCTTCGATCCAGCAGGCCTCGGAGGGGACCGGTCTCCGCAGCCGTGAGCATGTGCGCCACCGCGTCGGCGCGATGCTCCGCCCACCGCCGCAACTCACCGTCTCGGAATGGGCCGAGCGCCATCGCATGCTTGGCAGCCGCGCCTCCGCGGAGCCGGGCCCGTGGCGCACCAGCCGCACGCCGTATCTGAAGGACGTGATGGACGCGCTGTCCGCGGTGCATTCCGCCCGGCGCGTGGTGTTCATGAAGGGCGCTCAGGTCGGCGCGACCGAGAGCGGAAACAACTGGCTCGGCTACATCATGCACCACGTGCCGGCACCCG